GCGGGCGGGGGGTGCTGAGTGTGGCGATGGACATGGTAGGTCTCCTGTTTAAACGGGGGTCAGACAAGAACGAACTGGGAGTTGTCGAGGGAGCAGATGGGCAGTCCCTTGTCGGCGTGGCGGCGGGTCAGCCGGATCGAGTAGCCGCATGATGGGCAGACCGCCTTCAGCATCCGGGTGCTTTGCGTCTTCTTGCCAACCGACAAAGCGGCGTGGGGGTACTCACCGAGCGAATCGAGAATGTCGCGGTAGCGGTCAGCAAAACCCTTGCCGGCGACAGTGGAAGACCACTTGCCGTTGGGTGCTTCGAGTCCCATCGCAAAGGCGGCTTTCCCGAATCCCAGCCCGTGGTTCATGCACCCCGGGAGGGTATGGCACAACTCATGGATCAGGACATCGAACACCCGGCTCTTGTCATCGAGAACCGGGGAGATGAGGATTTCGTAGTGCTGATCTGCCGATGCGGCAGAGGCGTGGCACTCACCGAGCCGCCCATTCCGGGCGGCGTGGGCGGGGAAGCCACAGGCAACTCGGATCCGGGGGGCGAGGGCAAGACCCTCGGCGCTGAAAATGGGGCGCACCTCGGCGATTGCTTGCGTGAGCCAGTCTTCACGGGTCAGATGGGTCATGATCGGTCTCCAGTGGTCAGTGCAGGATCGCACCCCATTGCCCTCCTCGGAGGGCAAGGCGGGTGAAATCGGTCTAAGTGCGAAATCCGGCAATGGAGCCATCGGCGTGGAACAAGCCATGCTCCATTCGCAAGTCAATCATGGCGGTCTGAGCCTCAAGAATGACGGCTCGCGCAATGTCGTGACTGTCACCCGTTGACCATGCTTGCGGAGGGTCTGAAAGGGTTGAGTTTGCCCAAGAAATTTGACCCTTTAAGTAGTTGGCGTACGCCTCGGGCGAAATGTCAAATTCGCGTTGCGCTATATGTTGCATGGTGGGTCTCCTGTGGTTGGGGGTCATTCGCCAATGGCGGCGAGATACTCGGACAACAAGTCCTCATTGGTGAAATCAGCCGTGTCCTCCTGCAATTGGGAGGCGGCGTCATCCTGCACAAAGAAACTTTCGCCAGTGGTTTGGCAAGTGACTTCATACGCCCATCCGTTGCCGTGGGACACGACATGGAAGCGCCCAGTGGGGGTGGTGAAGGTCATCATGGTCAGACTCCAGTGGTTGATCGGAAACCCGATTTGAGCACAAGTGTTTACACCCTTGCAAGTGCTATTACCCACTAAAGCACTAGGACATTGCCCGGGGTCTATGTGGGTTGGCGCTCACTAACATCAGCCGGGGTGGGTTGAAGACATTCTTATATAGAGGGGGTCAGAATCGGTTAGTGCGGACTAACCAAACCTGTGGATAAGGTTGTGGATAAGTGGCAAGCGGGGCGGTCGGCGGGATGGGGTGAAGGTTGGGTATAGGGTGCCCAAAAATTTCCCGGCACTGCCACATACGCACAGGTTTTCAACAGAAAAATGTGAGCAAGCACTAACGCGGTTATCAACAGGGTTGTCCACAGGTTTATCCACATTTGTAAGGTTGACAGGAGGGTTTACACGCATGAGAATGCGTACAGTACTGTGGATGCCCACAGTGTGGATATTTATACAGTGGCGGGGGGAACAGACCATGACAAGGGTGATCAGGGACGATTATGAGGAGATGCTCGAAGGGGCGGGTGACGATGCCGAGCGGGAGGCTGATCAGAACCTGATCGAGGAGACCATCGAGGAGCGCCTGAGAGCACTAGCAGAGGACGGGCAGGAGATCGGCGAAGCCGAACAGTCTGCCGCCCAAGCACAAGCACCAAGACAAAGGGCAGATGGACAGATCGTAGGGATAGCAGAGGGAAGAAGCAGACCCCTGACACAGAGCCAAGTGGCATTCGCTCAGGGCGTCATCGAAGGCAAGAGCAGACGACAGGCGTACCGGGATGCATATCCGAATGCCAACGGAGCAGATGCCACCATCTCAGCATCAGCGGCAAGACTGGCAAGGGATCCAAGGATCAAGAGGATGATCGAGGCGGGGTGGGAGGAGACTCAGGAGGCACTGGCTGACGACATACAGGCGACAAGGCGGTATGTGGGGAGGGCGTTGGTTGCATTGAGCAGGGGAGCGAAACAAGAGAACACCCGTCTCCGAGCGCTGGAACTTCTCGGGCGCAATAGTGGGATGTTTCGGGATGCCGTTCAAACGCAGGAGAAACCGATCACGGCAGAAGACCTGCGGCGTGAACTGGCAGGGCATCTCCGACTGCTCTCTGTCGTCAAGCGCAAGGCGTGACGCCCCGCAGGGGAGGGGACTGGCATCGCAGGGGCAGGGGGCGGTGCGTGTAAACGGGGAGACGCTGACCCCCACCACTCCCCCACCCCCCGAGCGCTCGACTGACCACCCTCCGCCCGTATACGCTCAAATCCACTCATACCACCCCCTCTTTTTAGAACACCCCCCATACCTTTCCAAAATGCAGACCCCCGGGGGTATATTTTTTTAAGAAAAGTATTTACACAAACAAATGTTTGCGTTTAAACTTGGGATTATGAGGGGGGATGTGATGCTGAAGGATTATGCGTTTCCGACGATGAAGGCGGAGAGGTGTTTAAAGGAGTTGCATGACGCGGTATTGGACAAGAACTGGGTGAAGGCTCAGGAGAAGTCCAAAGAGGCTGTGAAATGGATATGGGAGATACAGGAAGCCCTGTATGAGATGAGGAAGGAAAATGAGGCGTAAGCAGAGGATGACCGGGCAGTGGGAGAAGGTTCTGAGGTTTATCAGGGCCTATATCAAGTTGCACGGGGTTTCTCCTTCTTATGGGGTGATGGCGGAGGCTTTGGGCTTGAAGTCCAGAGCCAATATGCACAGGATTGTGAAAAGGCTTGAGGAGGAGGGGCATCTTCAGAGGAGGCCCAATAAGTTTTATGGTGTGAAGGTTGTTGACAGGTCTGTTCGGGAGGTTGCTTCTCTGTGAGTTTGCTGTCTCAACAGGAGGTTGCCGGGTATCTTGCCGTCGTGGACAAGGTGCCGGAGAGGGAGCGGGTAAAGATCAAGCAGTTGCTTGAGTTTGACCGGGTTCAGAGGTGTCAGGAGTCTTTTCTGTTCTTTGTGCAGCAGATGTGGCCTGTGTTTATTTCTGGCCGGCATCACAAGATCATGGCAGATGCCTTTGAGAGGGTTGCTTCCGGGTCTTTGAAGAGGTTGATTATTAATATGCCTCCCCGGCACACCAAGTCGGAGTTTGCTTCCTACCTCCTGCCGGCTTGGTTTCTGGGGAAGTTTCCCCAAAAGAAGATCATTCAGACCGCCCACACCGCAGAACTTGCGGTTGGATTCGGCAGAAAGGTCAGGAATCTGGTTCAGTCTGACCCCTACCAGAAGATCTTTCAGACAGAACTGTCCTCGGATTCAAAGGCGGCGGGCCGGTGGAACACCAAACAGGGCGGGGACTACTTCGCCATCGGTGTCGGAGGCGCTGTGACGGGTAAAGGGGCAGATATTCTGATCATTGACGACCCCCATTCGGAGCAGGAAGCCAAGCAGAACAATCCTCAGGTCTATGACGGGGTGTATGAATGGTACACATCCGGCCCGAGACAGCGTCTTCAGCCCGGCGGGGCCATCATTATTGTGATGACCCGGTGGGCCAAAAGAGACCTGACAGGGCAGATCCTCAAGAATTCGTCAAAAGATGGCACCGATGACTGGGAAGTCATTGAATTTCCCGCCATTTTGCCCTCCGGCAACGCCCTCTGGCCCCAATTCTGGAAAAGGGAGGAGTTGGAAGCCATCCGGGCCGAAATTCCCATCGGAAAATGGGAGGCCCAGTACCAACAAAACCCCACCTCGGAAGAGGGAGCCATCATCAAAAGGGAGTTTTGGCAGATCTGGCATGACGAAGACCCTCCCTCGTGTGAATATGTGATACAAAGTTGGGACACCGCCTTTGAAAAGCACAACCGGGCGGACTATTCGGCCTGCACGACGTGGGGTGTGTTCTATCAGGCAGACAGAAATGGGGACACAAAGCCCAACATCATCCTTTTGGATGCCTTCAAGGACAGGATGGAGTTCCCAGACCTGAAACAAAAGGCAATGGAGATGTGGAAGGAGTGGAACCCGGACACCCTGATCATTGAAAAGCGGGCGGCAGGCGCTCCTTTGATCTATGAACTGAGAAAGGCCGGGATTCCGCTGTCCGAATACACCCCATACAAGGGGCAGGACAAGATTGCCCGTGTTAATTCCATTTCAGATTTGTTTGCTTCCGGGGTAGTATGGCGTCCTGACAGGAGATGGGCGGAGGAAGTTGTGGAAGAAATGGCGTCTTTTCCCAACGGGGATCACGACGACCTTGTGGACTCCTCCTCTCAGGCCCTGATGAGATTTCGACAAGGCGGATTCATTTCAATTGATTCCGATGAGAAGGATTACCCCGTGCAACCCCGGCGGGTTGCGTATTACTGAGGTGCTGTATGCCAATTGACCCGAGCAAGTACCGACACCTGACGGCAGACAACAAAGATTTGACTGCCGATTTCCGGCCTTTGAACTTTGAAAAGTTGCTCAAGGCCAAGGCTGTTCGAGTTACCAATCGAGGCAACAACGAAGGCGATTACGACCGAGATCCAAGTGTTGGTTTTTCGCTAGTTTCTGGCATAAATGACGCATCAGATCCAAAGGGCGGGACAAATCTTTGGCCTGACAATCCAAAGTTCTACGACATTGTGAGGGACATGTTTGTCAACCGCCCGCGCGATCTTGCTGCGCACAAGTATTTGCAGATCGTCCAGTCTGCCCGCGATCTTGGGCTAAAAGACGAGGACATCTTTCTTCCTTCGGCACAGATGCCCGAAGGCTACCGCGAAGGCGGTCGAGTCAAATTGATTTAAGGATCATCATGGCAACAAACTTTGATTCCGCAATGACGCCCCTGAACCCAGATGAAATGGGGGATGAGCCGGCGTTTGAAATTGAGATTGTGGATCCAGAGGCGGTAAAGATTGGCGTTGGCGGGCTTGAGATCTCCCTCGAAAAGGAGCCTGAAACCGCAGAGGATTTTGATGCAAACCTTGCCGAGTACATGGACGACGGAGAACTCCAGAGTCTGGCAAGCGAGTTGGTCGCCCTTGTTGATGCGGACATCAACTCAAGAAAGGACTGGGCCGACATGTATGTCAAGGGGCTTGAAGTCCTTGGCATGAAGTATGAAGAAAGGGCAGAGCCTTGGATGGGAGCCTGCGGGGTCTACTCCCCGATCCTGACCGAGGCGGCAATCCGGTTCCAGTCGGAGATGATCACGGAGACCTTCCCCGCCCAAGGCCCGGTCAAGACCCAGATCATCGGTGAGGTCACCCAACAGAATCAGGAATCGGCAGACCGGGTTCGTGATGACATGAACTACCGGCTGACCGACGAGATGGTGGAGTACAGGCCGGAACACGAGCGGATGCTCTACTCTCTGGGACTGGCCGGCTCGGCATTCAAGAAGGTGTACTACGACCCCACGGTCGGACGGCAGGTCGCCGCCTACATTCAGGCCGAAGACCTGATCATTCCCTACGGAGCCTCCAACGTTTACACGGCAGAACGCGCCACCCATGTGATGCGTAAGACCGAGAACGACCTCAAGAAATTGATGGCGGCAGGGTTCTACAAAGAGGCAGAACTGGGAGAGCCGGTAAGAATCTTTACCGACATTGAAAAGAAAAAGGCACAGGAGCAGGGCTACACCCTGACAGACGACGACCGCTATCAGGTCTTGGAAATCCACGTTGATTGGGATCTCAAGGGCTATGAAGACAAAAATGACGACGGCGAAGAAACAGGAATTGGACTCCCGTACGTCATCACAATTGAACGAGGTACATCAACGGTTCTATCTATACGACGGAACTGGGATGAATCCGACCCTCGAAAACTCAAGCGACAGCACTTCGTCCAATACACTTATATCCCGGGTTTTGGTGCTTATGGTCTTGGTTTCATTCACATTATTGGCGGTTACGCTCGTGCTGGTACTGCGATCATTCGACAACTTGTTGACGCAGGGACACTCAGCAACCTACCCGGCGGGCTTAAAACCCGGGGACTTCGGGTCAAGGGTGACGATACCCCCATCGCCCCCGGCGAGTTCCGCGATGTAGACATCCCCTCCGGGGCGCTGCGTGACAACATCATGCCGCTCCCATACAAGGAGCCGAGTCAGGTTCTGTCCATGCTTCTTGAGAGGATCACAGAAGAGGGCAGAAGGCTTGCCGCAATTGGTGATCTAAAGTTGTCAGACATGTCGTCTCAGGCCCCGGTCGGGACGACTCTGGCAATTCTGGAGAGGCAACTCAAGACGATGTCTGCCGTGCAGGCGCGTGTACACGCAAGCCTGAAGATGGAGTTTAAACTCCTCAAGCAGATCATCAGGGACTACATGCCGCCGGATTATTCCTACATCCCCGTAGGAGGAGACCGGGCCGCGAAGCAGTCCGACTACGACCTTGTCGAGGTGATCCCGGTCTCTGATCCCAACGCCGCCACGATGGCGCAGCGGATCATGCAGTATCAGGCTGCCCTCCAACTGGCACAGGGCGCACCGCAACTCTACGACCTACCCCAACTCCACAGGCAGATGCTCCAAGTTCTTGGAATCAAGAACGCAGATGCTCTGATTCCTACCGAGATGGAGCAGAAACCCCGAGATCCGGTGTCGGAGAACATGTCGTTCCTGACGGGCAAGCCCACAAAAGCCTTCATTTATCAGGATCACAAGGCTCATATTGCGACCCACATGTCCCTGATCCAAGACCCGATGATCATGCAAATGATCGGACAGTCCCCGATGGGTCAGCAGATGATGTCGGCGGTCATGGCTCATATTGCCGAACACATGGCGTTTGAGTATCGCAACCAGATTGAGCAGCAACTCGGGGTTCAGATGACCGCCCCGGATGCTGAACTGGACGAGCAGACCGAGGTTCAGATCTCCCGCCTTGTGGCTCAGGCTGCCCAACAGTTGTTGCAGAGCAACCAACAGCAGGCCCAGCAGGCTCAGGCTCAGGAGATGGCCCAGAACCCGCAACTCCAAATGCAGCAGGCAGAACTCCAACTCAAGGCTCAGGAACTCCAAAGGAAGGAGGCCGACAGCCAGAGAGACTTCGCCATCGCCCAAGAAAAGATCCGCCTTGAGCGGGAGCGGCTGGCGGTGGAGACCCAGAAGGAGCAATTGCGGCTACAGGCCCAACAGCGTAACAGCGACAAGCAGATGCGGGCGGACATGCTCAAGACTGTCCTCAAGCCCCGTCCCAACAAACCAATACCAAAACAGTGAGGTTTAAATGGCAGCCACTGCGTTTTCCGTGGTCATCAAAAGCATTGAAGAACACCGCGAGGCCATCGCCCACGCTCTAGTAGATGGCGCGGCGCGGGACTATGCCGAATACAAATCCATGTGTGGCGAGATCCGGGGTCTCTCCGTCGCACATTCCTTTATCAACGACCTCGTGCGAAGAATGGAGCGTGAAGAAGATGAGTGAACTCCTTGTAAGTCAAGACGGCGAGACCGCCACCACCCTGCCCCAAACGGCAGAGGAAAAGGCCCGCCAGATTCCAGACCCCTCAACCTTCCATCTCTTGTGCGTCCTCCCAGAGATTGAAGAAAACTACGAAAGCGGACTGGTCAAAGCCGGTCAAACCCTTCATTACGAAGAGGTGCTTTCCCCGGTTCTCTTCGTCGTCAAAATGGGGCCGGATGCCTACAAGGACAAAAACCGCTTTCCTAGCGGAGCCTCATGCAAGGCGGGGGATTTCATCCTCGTGCGCCCGAATACCGGGACACGAATCAAGATCCACGGCAAAGAGTTTCGTCTGATTAATGACGATAGCGTCGAAGCCGTTGTCCAAGATCCCCGTGGTATCAGCCGAGCATAAGGAGTAGGAAATGGCAGAAGGACAGGAAGAGTTCAAGTTCCCAGACGAAAAGTCTGAGGGTAAACCCGATAAGGTTGAGTTTGAGGTCGAAGGCGATACGGAGGTCGAGGTTGTAGACGACACCCCGCCAGAAGACCGTGACCGCACCCCGATGAAGGAGCCTCCTTCAGAGGTTACTGACGAAGAACTTTCTCAGTATTCAGAGGGTGTCAAGAAGCGGATTCAGCACTTCTCCAAGGGTTATCACGAAGAGCGGCGGGCCAAAGAGGCTGCCCTGCGTGAGCGGGAGGAGGCCGTGCGCCTTGCCCAACAACTCGTGGAGGAGAACAAACGCCTCCAAAGTACTCATGGGCAGACCCAACAAGTATTGATCGAGCAGGCCAAAAAGGTCGTCGAAAACGAGTTGGAGACCGCCAAAAAGAAATACAAGGAAGCCTATGAGGCCGGAGATTCAGATGCTCTGGTGGCCGCCCAAGAAGAAATCATGGCGGCAAAAATCAGGGCAGAACGTGTAAACAATTTTAAACCTGCACCTGTACAACAGGAAAAACCTGTGGTACAAACTGCATCAGAAACTGTAAGAGAGGCTCCAAAGGTCGATCCCAAAGCCGCTGCGTGGCAAGAAGCCAATCCGTGGTTTGGTACAGACGACGAAATGACGGCCCTTGCTCTTACGGTACATCGAAAACTTGTGGAAAGTGGGGTAAGTACAGCAAGCGACGAGTATTACGAGCGTATCAACAATCGTATGCGTCAGGTTTTCCCAGATGCGTTTCCCTCTGAAAAGCCTGTTAAAAAGTCAACAGTTGTAGCCCCGGCAACACGAAGCACAGCGCCTAAAAAGATCGTGCTTACGAAGTCACAAGTCAACATTGCCAAGCGTCTTGGTCTTACGAATGAGCAATACGCCAGAGCAATTGCGGAACAAATGAGGAATCAAAATGGCTGAACGTACCCCCCGAGATCTGGAATCCCGTGAGAAGTCAGAGCGCCCCAAAAAGTGGCGTCCCCCTGAACTTCTTCCGAATCCCAACCCGGAACCGGGTTACGCCTTCCGTTGGATTCGTATCAGTACGTTGAACAACCCTGATCCGATGAACATTTCCTCAAAACTCCGCGAAGGCTGGGAACCCGTAAAGGCTTCTGAGCATCCCGAAATCCAACTGATGCAGGTCGGGGAAAAATCCCGGTTTCCAGACAGTATTGAGATTGGCGGCCTCATCCTTTGCAAAACACCCGTTGAGTTTGTGCAGCAGAGAGACGAGTATTATCAGCAACAAACTGATAATCAAATGCAATCTGTTGACAACAACTTCATGCGCGAAAGTGATGCCCGGATGCCTCTCTTCAAGGAGCGTCGCTCCGAAGTGAAATTCGGGCGCGGATCTTAAACTTTTAGGAGTCACAAATGGCTTACCCCACTGTTGACGCCGCATACGGTTTCAAGCCGATCAATGAACTGAACGGCCTACCCTATGCTGGCGCAATCCGCCATTTTCCGATTGAGCGGAACTATGGCACCGCCTTGTTCAACGGCGACCTTGTTGAACTGATTGCGAACGGCACGGTCGCCAAGACCGCCATGACGACCTCGACCACGACGACGGCAGTTGCCGGACAAGTGGGCGTGTTCGTCGGCTGCTCGTACACCAACCCCACCACGGGCCAGAAGCAGTTCGCCCAGTACTACCCCGGTAGTGTCTTGGCAAACGACATCGTGGCTTATGTTGTGGATGATGACCGTGCGGTCTTCAAGGCAGTGATGATTGGTCAGCCCTCGGCTGGTCTGAGCAACACCGCCACCACGGTTGGCTACGCCGCGCCGAACTTCGTTGGCAACAACCTGTACTGCGTGACTGGCACCGCCGGGTCTACCGCTTCGGGCAACTCTGCGATGGGCGTGTCTGGCGACCAACCCACCAACGGCACCGGCAACGTTGCTGTGGTGAATGGCCGTCCGTTCCGCGTTGTTGGTCTGGTTCCTGAGACTGCTGTGACCCTGTCGGGCACCGGCAGCACCTCTGGTTCTTCGACCACCGTCACGCTGGCAGCGGCCATTACCGGCCTTCAGGCAGGTATGCAACTGATTGCCCCGAGCGGAACGGGTTCGTTGGCAGGTAACTTCATCACCGTTACCAACGTCAACAGCACGACCCTGACCGTTTCAAGCGCAATCACGCTGGCCTCTGGCACCGCTCTGACCTTCGTCGGGTATCCCGAAGTTCTGGTCAAGTGGAATCAGGGTTACCACTCGTATGCCTTTGCAACCGGC